GGGCTGGATTCGCACCGGGAGGGTGGCTCCAAAACGACGTTTCATGCTCCACATGATGTGGTGCGTTGCTATACAATCAAGCAAAATCTTGCACCAGGGCAAAAATTGTGTAGCAATCGAATTATGGCACTAGGCGGCACCCTACCAATCCGACTACCTCAAGATATTGAGGAGAGGCTGCAGCAGGTGGCAGACAAGACCGGGACGTCAAAATCAGCTTTAGTGCGACTCTTGGTTAAAACGTTTTTGGATGACGTAGAAGGTGGCAGAATTATTTTTCCCCCAGACTGGAAAGAAATACTTCGCGAGGCAGATGGCCGCACACATCGTTATCCACGCATGAGCGATGAGGAATTTGAGCGCCAGCTCGCAGCCGCTCTCCAGCGCCCGGAAGACAAGGTTAAAACACGCAAGAAAGCCGGCTAGCGGCGGGTCATGGGCATGCGGCACCCATGGCATCGCCGGCCGCTGGCGGTCGCGTCGATCTGATCCAGGACGGCCAGCAAGAGCCGTCGCATCTGATCGGGATCCCGGGTGCGGCCAACCAGGTCGCGGATTGGCTGGGTGGGCAGCGGAGCCCTGGGAAACCTAACGATCTGCGCAGACATGCGCAACAGGCATGGCGCACCCACACTTTATGCGAAAGACTTTATGCGTTTGTAAAATAAGCCGTTTTTGTGGCAAATACACCCTTTTCACCGAAATGGACACGCTGTCCATCTCGGTTGTAATTTTAGTAAAAAACATTCGCCAGCGCTGGGAAAGCTAATCTTCGACGCTTGACAGGCGCGCATCCGCCTGCGTGCAATGGCTCGTGATGCTTGCCCTGATCCGACGCGGCTACAGTGCTCTGCTAAGCTGGGATACCCTCAATTTTGCACCATACCTGGAGCCCGAGATGGAGGACTTTCTTCGCGATGCCCAAAGGCACATCACCCATGGCTTTGAAAGCGCAAAGGGGGCTCTGGAAATAGAAGAAGATGCAGCGATCGCGTCAATCCTCGAACGAGATCAGTGACCGTTTGCCCATTTCCGAGATGGCGGTTCGCACAATGCCCTCGAACTTCTCGGCGCTCATATTCAGCTCGGCCGCACCCAATCAGTGAAATGACTTGCATGGCGGCAGCCATGGCGTAGATTAGGCTGGTATCTGTACTCGACTCAAGCGCCCCCTTATCCCGTCCCAATGCAACCATGAACCTGCGTCAGGAATTTGACTATTTTCTGGCAAACCAGGCCGAACTCGTCCGGAACTACCAAGGCAAATACCTGGTCATTCACGGGCAATCGGTCTGGAGAGCCTTCGATGATGAAATTGCCGCGCTGGCGGCAGGAAGAGCTGAATTTGGCCTGGGTAATTTTTTGGTCCAAAAAGCCGATCCTGGTGAAGACGCCTACACGGAGACATTCTATTCTCGCGTAGCTTTTGGCAGTTAGCAACACATGGCTGGCCATTGCTTTACGGCGAAGTCGAACAAAATTGAGCGTACTTTATGTACGCACGTCGTGGTCTCGGCGGGAGATCCATCAGCGGATCTTGGAACCATTCATGCACTTCCGTCGATCAAGTTGCCTGGCATTTGGGATACCGGCGCGACGGGTTGTGTAATCTCGAAAGAGGCGGCGCAACAGCTCAATCTCCAGCCGATTGGGATGACGAAGGTCAACCATGCCGATGGAGAGTCCGTTGTTAATAAGTACTTGGTCAATATCGGCCTTCCCAATGGGGTGATCTTCCCGCGGGTCGTGGTCACAGAGGGAAGGCTGTTTACCAACGCGATGCTCATCGGGATGAATATCATCTCCCAGGGCGACTTCGCGGTCACCAATCACAACGGCTGCTCGATGTTCTCATTTCGCCTACCATCAATGGAGGCCATCGACTTCATCGTGCAACAGCCACGCATTGAAAAACCAAAGCCCACACACACCCCTGCTCGAAACAAACCCTGCCCTTGTGGCAGCAAGAGGAAGTACAAGTATTGTTGCGGCAAAGACAGGGGTTGACAGGCTTTGTTTGGCAGCTGTTAGGCCATGGCCGATCGGTCTCACATCACGGTACTCGTCACAAGGTGGCTAGACGACTACCATATGCTGATGGAGCGCGCGCATTTCCTGCTCACTGATCCGGATGCAACGGCCCATGCGGTAATTGACTTTCATGCCGCTGTGAGTGTGCACAGGGGGCTTGGTGAACTGCTGCTGCTTCGGTTGCGCGCCGCCGGCGGCGGCCATGACGACATTGCAGCCTGCGTTGAGGAACTTGCGCAGATTGACCGGGCAAACCGTGTGGACATCGCCCCCGGACGGCTGGCCGATCTGGCGGCTCTTTTTCCCTGACAATGCCTTGCCATCCGTGATCCGGTGCGCTAGCGCTGGCCAGGTGGCTGGTCGGACCCTGATATATCGGCATTACCGCCAATAGCGGCCGCAGTGCGGCCAGGCGTCTAAAGGATCGGGCAATGTCCGGGTATGGCATTCAGGCTATACCCGATAAATGCTTCAGCCTTTACCCAGGTAATTTCACCTTTGCGGCCGTGGGAAGCTGCCTGGGATCGGTTGCCTCTGGCGGCCATGGTGTGGTCGCGAATCTGGCGCGCCAATCGCTATCGCCGTCCGCTTGTGCACCTGCGCATATACGCGAAGGACAAGCCGCGCCGGCTGGCCAAATACCGGCGCGACCGCGCGGCCGCCATGGCCAATCCGGCATGGCGCGGGCAGGCGTGGGTCACGCAGCGTTACGGCGCCGAGCTATGAGACCGCCCGGGGCAGTCATGTCGTCCCTATCGCGGCGCGAGCCGGCGGTCCCGCCACTATTGGAGGAGCGCATGGACGCGGCCGGCCCGCCGGCGGTGGTACGCTGGCGGGTGCTCGGCACTGGGGTGGCGGTGCGCGAGGGCGACACGGTGGTTCTGCGCGCGATCAATGACCGCGGCCACCTGATCGAACTGGTGTTCAGCACAGCCGACTGGGCACACGCGACGGCCTGCGCGCGCGGCCGCCCGAAAAAGACACACGACTGAATTTATGGAACCGATAGCACACTCGATATTGGGCAGTTGGATTGGCTCCCTGTTGGTGGTCATGATCCTCGGTGACCTGGTCTGGCGCTTCGTGGACCGGTTGCGTGGCCGCTGGGAGCCGAAGAGCCTGCCGCCGCTGCACAAGCTCTACACGCCGCGCGAGGAGCACGAGAAGCTGGAGCGCCGGGTGGAGAATATCACCGACGAAATGCGCAGCGGATTTGAGAAGGCGGCCGAAGCGGCGAGCGGTTCGCGCAAGGAGATCTACCTGAGCATCCGCAAGCTGGAGCAATCGACGGCGACTCTGGCCGAGGGGCAGCGCACGCAAGGCATGCAGCTCGCGCGCCTGGACACCAAGATGGATACACTGCTGACCAGGTTGACCAAACCACATGAATGAACAGGAACAAAGGGCGCTGGACCGGGAACTGATCCGGGATCACCTGGTGACCGTGCTGGCGCGGGTGGCGCCGATGGGGCTACCGGCAGCGACGCTGGCGGCCGGGTTACGCCAGGCCGGCTGGCCCCTGGATAACCAAACCATTGCTGCCGAGCTGGACTATCTGGCTGGCAAGGGGTTGATCCTGCCGCACGTGAGTGCAGTGTCGGCCGCGCTGCAACGCTGGCATATTACAGCGGCCGGCAGGGAATACGTCGAGGCGGCCGGCCTGGAGGGTCTGCGGTGAGGAAGCGCCGCGCAGATTCGCGGCTCTGGTCGCTGCCGGAAGCTACCCAGCGGGCGGTGTATGCGCTGGAGGCAAACGAGGGCCTGCGTCTGGCGGACATCGCCGCGCGCTGCGCGATGCCGGAGGCCGAAGGTGGTCTCGGCATCGGTCCGGTGAGCCACACGGCCCTGAGCGACTTTCTCCGGGAATGGCGCACTTGCGCCTGGCGCGAACGTCTGCAGGCCGCGGCCGAGACCGCGCGCGAGGCCGTCGACCAGGAGATCATCGCCGGCGGCGCGCACATGGACGACGCGATTCTCGCGGGGATCCGCGAGTGGATCCTCGACACGCTGGCCCGCGGGCAGATGGATCCGCGCGATGCCAAGGGGTTAGTCGGCCTCATTCTCAAGGACCGCCAACAGGGGCTCGATTCGCGCAAGGTGGCGCTCCTGGAACAAAAGGCCGCGCTGGTCGATGAGCTGAAGAAGAAGAGCCAGGAGCGCGGCGGTCTCACCACCGATGACATCACCGAGATCGAGAGGAGGCTCAAACTCCTGTGAGGATCCTCCCGGCACATGCCCGCGACTTCAAGGGCCGCGCAAGGAACATACCGGAGCGCGACAGCTTTTTGCTCCCCTACCAGGTGCGCTGGGTGCAGGACCAGGCGCTGTTGCGCGTCATGGAAAAATCACGCCGCATTGGCATCAGCTATGCCACCGCCTACGACGAAGTGCGCCAGCACGCGCAGAAAGACTGCCTCGTCGACACCTGGTTTTCCAGCCGCGACGACCTGACCGCCAAGGAGTGGATCATTTACTGCCAGAAATTCGCGGGGGTTCTGAACGTGGCGGCCGAGGCGCTCGGCACCCAGATCGTCGATGAGAAGGGCAACACCGCGAGCGTGCAGCGATTCCTCAATGGCACCCGGATCAATTCGGTGGCGAGCAACCCGGACGTGTTCGCCGGCAAGGGCGGCAACGTGGGTCTCGATGAGTTCGCTCTGCGGCTCAATCCGCGGGCGGTGTGGGACATCGCCAACCCGACGATTGACTGGGGTGGGCGGCTATCTGTCATTTCCACGCACCGCGGGTCCGCCAACTATTTCAATACGCTGGTACGCGAGTACCATGAGAAGGGCAACCCCAAGGGTATCAGCCTGCACCGGGTGACATTACAGGATGCGCTCGACCAACACTTCTTGTGGAAGCTGCAGACGAAGCTGCCGGAGGCCGACCCGCGCATGCAGATGGATGAGGCCGACTACTGGAATTACCAGCGCGCCCGGGCGTCGAGCTCTGAGGCGTTCGACCAGGAGTATGGCTGCATCCCCGCGGATGATGCCTCGGCGTTCCTGCCATTCGACCTGATAGACGCCTGTGCATACGCTCCGGCCGACAACCTGGTGGAGCATAAAGCGCAGGATGGCAAAGGGTCTATTCGCTGGCTGTTACCGCCCGGAGTAACACCTGGGTCGATCATTACAGGGCTACAGTCGGGAGAGCTTTATGCCGGTTTTGATGTCGCGCGCAAAAAGCACCTATCCATCCTATGGGTGTTTGCCCGCGTGCCCGGCATGCTGCTTACCCGGGCAGTCATCGAATTTGACCGCATCACATTTTCGCGCCAGAAGGAAATCATCTGGCCGGTGCTGGCGATATGCCGGCGTAGCTGTATTGACGCGACCGGGCTTGGCATGCAGATCGCGGAGGAAGCACAGCAGGCGTTTGGCACATACCGAGTCGAGGACATCACCTTCACCGGCCCCGTCAAAGAAGAACTCGCCTATCCCGTGCGGGCGGCATTCGAGGACCGGTCTCTCAGAATCCCGTTCGACGATGCGGTCACCGCCGACTTGCGCATGATTCGCAAGGAGACTACGGCCGCCGGCAAAATCCGTTTTTCCGCCGACGGTGGCGACAGCGAAGCCGATAGCCATGCCGACCGCTTCTGGGCCCTTGGCCTGGCGCGGCATGCCGCTGCGAATCCGCAATCGGGCTTTTTCATCCCCCAATCCTACGACCGGCGCAACAATACCAGCACCTGGGCGCCGCGCCGCCGCGCCCTGCGGCTCACTCCGATCGGGGGCACGCTGTGATGGCCAGTCCCAAGGCACAACCATTGTCAGTCGCGAAAGCGGTTAGCCGGGCGAACCGCTGGCGCGAACGCTATAACCCGTTGCGTGGTCTGACCGCGGAGCGTTGCCGAGCCCTGGCCGAGTCCTATCTGACCGGCCAGTTCCAAGAGTTGATGTGGGCATTCGGCGCGCCGTTTGTGGGTATCGAGACCGCGGACCCCGACATGCTGGCGCTCATTGAGCGCCGCAGCGCGCGGCTGCTGGAGATGGACTGGGACATCCGCACCGCGGAAGACAAGGCAGAAGATCCACGCGCGCTCCGCCAAGCGGCCGCGCTGCGCGATGCCTATGAGCGCTTCGATGAGCTCTACGCGGCCATCGAACACCTGGCACTCGGCGCATTCCGCGGCATCGCCCACGTCGAGATCGACTGGCATGCCGGCGCCATGCACCGCATTCATGGCTGGAACGTCGCGCGCGATGGCATTGACGGTGACTGGAAATACAATCCCACCGGCCAGGCGGCGTATTTTGACGCCCTGCCAGACGACCTGCGCATTGATCCGAAGAAGCATTGGTGGCTGATTCGCACGCACCCGCGCCCGATCGGCGCCTGGGCGTTGCTCAAGTATTTCTATAGCGCGCTCTCGGCGCGCGACTGGGCCTCGTTCTGCACCATCTATGGAATACCTGGTGGTGTTGTCATTGGGCCGCCGAATGTGCCCCCGGATAAAGAAGACGAATACGCGACCGCCGCCGGCGGGATCGCCCAGGGCGGCACCGGCTATATCCCCCATGGTTCAGAATGGAAGCCCAACACCGACGCGCGCGGCACCCAGCCGTTCAAGGACTGGCTCGACTGGCTCTCCTCGAAGCTGATCCTCGCCGGCACCGGTGGCATGCTCACCATGCTCAACGACGCCACCGGCCTGGGCTCCGGTCAGAGCGAGAGCCATGAGGACACCTTCATGCAGATCGCCCGCGGTGAGGCGCGCAAGATCGGCGAAATCTTCAATCGTCAGTTTGACCGCAGGGTCCTGGATGCGGCCGGCCTGCTCGCGCCTGGCGAACGGCCACTGGCCTGGTGGGCGCTCGCGGCCCAGGAGGAAACCGAAACCGGCGAAATCGTCACCCACGCCTCCACATTGGCGGCCAGCGGCTACCGCATGGATCCCGACCAGTTGAGCGAGAAGACAGGGTACCAAATCACGGTGATTGAAAATCCGCCGGCCGATCCGGCACAACCCATCACCCCCACCGGTCTGCAAAACCGTTGCAATACCCTGCAAAACCGAGATCACCCACGGACTGGCATCAAGCCCCCGGATATTGCAGTGCGCCCTTCCTCGGGCAAAATTTCCGAGATCCTTGACCGACTGGAGAAAGCCGACAGCGAGCATGTCGCCGCGGTCATCCAGGAGGGCCTCGCCTTGCTCGACCAATTGACCCCGGAAGATCTGGCCGCCGATGCGCGTGCGGCCGAGCTCGAAGAGGTACTCATGCGGGCCGTCATCGAGGGCGCCGCGACCAAGGAGGCAACCGCATGACCCTTTCAAATACACGCATTACCGCCAGTAGCGGCCACAGCGCATCACTTCTGCATGCCTGTACGGTAATCTTCCGAATCGTTTAGCGCTATGGATAGCGACAATCAACCATTATCTGCAGAGCCGATCCACGGCGTACCGGTGTTGCTCACCAACCGTGAGTTTACGCCGCCGGCTGACGGCTGGCACCAAATCGTGCCGATCGGCGAATGGCCGATCCATGTCCAGCGCGCCGGCGGCCGGCGCGAGCGCCTGGTGCAGGTGATCGACGCGCCGGCGCTCGATGCGATGGTGCGCAATTTCAACCGCGAGATCCTGATCGATTACGAGCACTTCAGCCATGATCTGAGCAAGCCCACGACGGCGGCCGGTTGGATCCAGGAAGTGCAGCGCCGCGCGGATGGGTTGTATGCGCGCAACCGCTGGAGCGCGCGCGGCAAGGCGGACATCGAGGGCGGCACCTATCGCTATATCTCCGCGGAGTTCAGCGGATCCGACCTGGAACAACTTGGCGAGGGCCGCGTGCGACCGCGCGCGCTCACCGGGGCGGGGCTAACCAACCGCCCCAACATTCCCACCACACCTCTAAGCAACCGCTCCCCGCAGGGGGGCTCAACCCAAGATGAGAACATGATCAATATCGCGAACGCCCTGGGCCTGGGCCAAGAGGCCACCGAGGACACCATCTGCGCCAAAATCACGGAGCTGCGGGGCTCGCAAACGACTCTGCAGAACCGTTGCACCGAGCTGGAAGGGACCGTGCAGCGACTGCAGACCGAACAGGTCGACGCCGACCTGGCTGCCTTTGCCGACGTGATCGGCGAAGACAAGGAAAGCGCCAAGACTATGCTGCTTGCGAACCGGGCCGCCACCGTGGCGCTGTTCACCGCCCAGCGCGGCCGCCTGGCCGCCAAGTCGCCGGCGGCGCCGGTGACCCTGACCAACAGGCAACAGCCTGGAAACCCCGGCATTGAGGCTGGCGGCAAACCGCTTGCCGAACGCCAGGCTGCCGCCGTCGAAAGTATCCGGCTGCAGAACCGGTGCAGCTTTGCCGAAGCCTGGGCGCAGGCGCGGCGCGAAAAGCCGGAGCTCTTCGCCGAAGAAAAATCTCCCACCGCCTGAGCGGCCACAACCCACCACCTGAACCACCACCTCACAACGCATTTAAGCAACCAGTTATGATCGCAAGAAACAACGCCATCATCCCCCTGCCGACGGCCACCAGCCTGGTCGGCAAGGAGGGATATTTCGTGAAGATCGTGGACGCCAAGGCCGCGATCGTCACCGCTGTCGACGACAAACCGATCGGTGTCATCCTCGATGCCTCCCCGGCGGAGGTCAGTGTCGCCCTCATCGGCGGCGGCCTGGCGGGCACCGTCAAGGTCAAGCTCGACGGTACGCCTGGGACCTGCATCCTCGGCTCGCCGCTCGAAATCACCGCCACGGGCACCGTCAAGGTCGATACCGGCGGCGGCACGGAAACCGTGGTCGCCATCGCCTTGGAAGCCGGCGCAGCCAATGAGCTGATCGAGGCCGTGCTGCTCAATGCCAATGGCACCATCACGCTGCAGCAGAGCTTCAACACCTCGGTCGCGGTGGCCAATGCCGATCCGGCCGACGGCACGGCACTGGTCACCGGCCAGGTGAAAGACGCCGCCGGCAACGCGCTGGCCGGGCGTTTCGCGGTCGCGGCGTACTTCGGCGAAGCCGCGCACGACGGCGTGCCCTACGACTTCGGCGACCTCACCGCAGCAAGCGGCACGGTGATCCTCAAGGAGCACACCACGGACGCCTACGCCGTCATCCTGACGAAGTCTGATGGATCGTGGGGCCTGGTGCTCGACCTGGGCAGTGACGACACCGTCCACGCCTCGGCCTGGGTGCAGGGCAAGATCGCCACCGCCAACGTCGCCATCACCGGCAACCAGTAACTGGCCCACCAGTAACCGGAACCACTCAAACTTAATCCCACCACAAGGACACTCACATGCCCTCCCAAGCAAGCACCGTCAACCAGACGTTGACCAACTATGCGCATGGCCTTTACCAGGACATGCAGAGCGCGCTCGCGAATTTCATTGCGCCTGTCGTACCGGTCTCCGGATCGGTCGGCCAGTTCAAGAAATTCGACGACAAGAACGCGTTCCAAACCTATGACACCTCCCGGGCGATCGGCGGCCCGCGCAGGCGGATCGAGTTCGCCGCCACGGATCCCACATACGACTGCCGGCCGCAGGGCCTGGAAATTCCCATCGACGATCACGAGGAAAAGATGGCCGGCAACGCGGACCCGCTCGCCATCCGCCAGGCGAAAACCCGCACGCTGGTTTCGACCGGGGTGCAGAGCCATGAGGCCAAGGTGTTCGCCACCGTGGCCGGCGCGGTCGCCGCGGTCGGCGGCAAGGGCGTGTGGTCAAACGCGTCTGTCGATCCAGTTGTGGAGCTCGACGAACAGATCCAGGCCATCGCGATCGCCACCGGCCGGATGCCCAACCGCATGGTGTTCGGCCTGGGCGCCTGGAACATCTTCCGCAACCACGCGAAGGTGCTCGCCAGACAGCCCGGCGCGGCTCTGATCGGTCTGACGACCGAGCAGGCGGCCCGCATGGCCCTCAACCCCGCGATCGACATCCGGATCGGCTTGCTCTCGCGCGACACCACCAAGTTCGGCGCGGCGAAAAACGCCGTCAACATCGTCGGCGGCGATGTCTACCTGTTCTATGCCGAGCAGAATCCCACCCAGTACGATCCGAGCTTCATGAAGACCTTCATGCCACTCGGTGACGCGATCGAAGCGGTGCGCGAGTACCGCGAAAATCGCAACGCGAGCGACATGCTCGCGCTCGACTGGGCCGAAGACATCCAAGTCGTGTCCACCGTGCTGGTGCGCCGCATCACCCTCTCCTGATACTCACAGCCTGCATAGTTATACCTGACGGGGTAGTTAAGCAGAGGGGGCGCGCATCTCACCAAACACGCGCAACACTTTTACATGGCCTGGATTACGATCAGTGAAGACGCCATCCGCTCGAAGCTCGCCGCGGTCGAGCTGCAGGCGTTGCGCACGGCCGCCCTGGCGGACGGCCAAGCCGATCCTCTCCCGGAAATCGTCGCGCGCACGGTCGACGAGGTGCGCGGCTATATCGGGGCCTGCGAGCGCAACCGGCTTGGCCCGGCGGGCACCATCCCGGCGCAACTGGAGAGCGCCGCGCTGGCGATCGTCCGCTACCGCCTGGCGACGCGCCTGCCGGTGCGCACCCTCCTGACCGAGGAGCGCAAGGAAGAGCAGCGCGACGCCCTGACCCTGCTGCGCGATGTGGCGGCGTGCCGGTACGCTGTTGAGCAGCCGGACGAGGCCGGTCCAGAGCGCCTGGCCATCGGTGGCACACCCAAAATAATTCCAAGGCCAGCGACGGCCGGCATGTTGCCATGACCCTCACCGAGCTGCAGTCCAAGGTGCGCGACCACATCGCGGCGAACCTGTGGTTTGCCGATGTGCCGGTCATCATCGAGTCGGCCGGTGATTTTGAGACCGAGCTCGAAATCGCCCTGCAGAAGCTCGGCCTGTGCATCGTCGTCGCGACGCCGGCGAGCGTGGTCAAGGAGCGCGGTGTGCAGCCGTACCTGACCGTGCAGGTCGTAGTCGCGATCGCCGAGACCCCGACCGTGAACCAGACCGGACGGCATGCCGGCGAGGCTCTCGATCGACTGATTCCCCTGCTGCACCGCATGCCCCTGGGCGGCGCCGGCGCGGGCTGCCTGTATTTCGCGGCGCATGATGCCGAGGACATCCCCGGCATGGCCGCCTATCGCATCCGCTTTGAAGCCAACATCGTTTCAACCACACCAACCACCACATGAATCGCTCATATCCCATCCCGCAGTCCTATGTCTGGGTCGCCCGCATCGGCGTGTCCAGCGTCACCCGTGCCGCCGCACCGGCGCATGATTCCGCCGCCTGGCTGAAGTTTGGCAATTGCCCGAGCGCGACCCTCGGCGTCGAGGTCGAACGCAAGGAGCGCAAGGAGATCGTCCTTGGCCAGCGTATCTCGCGCTACAAGGAGATCGGCCGCAAGTTCAATGCCAAGGGCACGATCGAGGAGCTCAACAAGCTGGTCATTGACCTGCTGTTTCGCTCCAACGTCACAGCCAACGACAACTTCATCAGCCACGGCTCGCTCGAAACCGTCGCCTGGACGCGTTTCCAGAGCTACGACGAGACCGACGCCAACATCACCATCCTCGAAGGTCTCGCCTTCATCCAGCCGACCGGGGACATCATCCTGGGCGGCGAAGAGCACTTCAAGGCCGAGTTCGAGTTTCACTTCGAGGGCAAGGTCTCGGGTAAACTGATCGCCGCCTATACCTGATCATGGATCCCATTAACCCAGGCTCACCGTGGGCCAACCCCACGGTACCGACGGCCATCGCACAGACAGCCGGACCCGGACCGGACCCGGTCACCTTTATCGAGGACCCGGCCGGCATCAAGGCGCCAATCGACAGCCTCAATGCCGCCTTCCCGTATCGGTTCACTCAGGCGACGGCCCTGCCGGACGGCATTGATCCGGACACCGACTACTGGCTCAAGTACGAGGATGAGGTGGACAATCAGGACGCCTTCAGCCTCTGGCTTGATGAAGAGCTGACCGAGGCCGTCGATCCTGATGGGACCGGCACCGGACAGGCCTATGCCCACCGCCAGATGGCCGCGATCCCGCAAACGCCGCCGGACGCGCCGGTCGTTCCAACCCCTATCGTGCCCTGATCACAATACCTGCACGGGCCATCTGCTACCATGACTAAGCTGCAACTGCGCCGGGGCAACTCGTACCGTATCAGCGGTCAGGTGCTGGAGGCTGATGGCACACCGATCGACCTGACTGGGGCCACGACCACCTATGTCATTTGCCAGCGCTACGGCCAGCCTCTGGCCGACGCCCTGGTTTCTGGTCCGCTGACCGTGACGATGGCTGATGCCGGACAGTTCCATTTCGACCTGACGGCGGTGACCACCGCCGGCTGGCCGGTAGGAGCGGTTTACCTGGCGATCATCATCGAGCACCAGGATGGCCGCCGGCAGCAGTTGCCGGAGCCTGGAGACACCAGGGCGATCCAGGTCCATGAAGCCCTGATTTCACCATAAGCACTCAACACTATGTTAAGCCAAACATTCCAAGATCTCATCCTGAATATCCTCAGGTCACAGAACGTCACCGCGCCGGAGTCGCTCAAAATCCACCTGTACACGGGCACCGTTGGCAGTGGGCCGGAAGTGAGCGATGACGGCACGGCCTACGTGGCGAAGGCCGTTACCTACGGCGCGCCGGCGACCGACGGCGAGACCGGCAACCGGCAGATCAAAAACAGCGCCGCGGTCACCTTTGACAAGGCGACCGCCTCGTGGGGCACCATCACGCACTTCAAGGTGCAGGATGGCGCAACGATCTACGCCACCGCTGAATTGGTTTCGCCCAAACCGATCGATGTCGATGACATCGCCCAGTTCGACGAGAACACGATCGTCGTTGTCCTCGGTGATCTGCCGGAACCCGAGTAAGGTCCGCCATGGGCAGCGGGCGCATCGTGAAGCTGGAAGCGAAGCCAGCGCGGCTTAGCCTCGCTGCCAGCCATGCGCGCGTCCAGATTGCCGTGCCTCGCGCGCGGGTGCGCCTGACGATCGGTGAATTGATCCAGCGGCTGGTGCCGCTCGGTGGCGGTGTGCTGCGATTTGGCACACGTCTGCTTGGCCGCCTGGCGCGGGTACGCGGGCTGCGCGGCGTGGCGTCCGCGGCCGCGGCGGTATCTGGGCGGCTGGCCATGATCGCGGCGCTCGCGGGCAGTTCCCGGGCGGCCGGCATGTTGCACGGCGCGCTTGGGCGCACCAGGCACGCTGCGGGCCGCGCTACCGCTGGCGCGCGGTTAGCCGCTGTGCGGCTTTCCAGGGTGCGTTTGATTGCCGGTGCCGTGCGTGGCGGCATACTTGTCAATCGCGTGGCGATCATCCTGCGGCGGCAATTGCGCGGTATGGCGGCAGCGGCGGCGGGGCGAGCCATATCCCCGCGCCTGGTACGGGTGCGCGGGTTGCGCGGCCTGGCCGGGGTGGCTGGGCTGGAAATGTCCGCACGCCTGGCGCGGATGCGCGGGCTGCACGGTCTGACTCAGGCGGCCGGCGTGGTATATGGCCGACTTTCCATGATCGCTGCACTGGCGGGAAGCTCCCGGGCGGCCGGCATGTTGCGCGGCGCCTTCGGGCGCATCAGTCATGCCTCGGGCCGCGCTGCATCGGGCGCGCGGTTGGCCATCGTCAACCTGCAGCGCTTGCGCGGGTTACGCGGCATGGTTCAAGCCGCCGGCGTGGTATATGGGCGGCTCGCCATAATCGCTGCGCTGGCGGGAAGTTCCCGGGCGGCCGGCATGTTGCGCGGCACCTTCGGGCGCATCAGATATGCCTCTGGCCGCGCTGCAACAGGCGCGCGGTTGGTCAGTGCGCGCCTGGCGCTGCTGCTTAGGGTGTCCGGGACCATCCGTGCTGGCGGCCGGTTGGGCCGCGCGGCAATCGGCCTGTTACGGCAATTGCGCGGTTCGGCCACGGCTGCTGGCCGGGCAATATCTGCGCGGCTGACTCGGGTGCGCGGCTTGCATGGTCTGGCGCCAGCGGCCGGCGCGGTATATGGCCGGCTCGCCCTGCTCGCGGCACTGGCGGGAAGCACCCAGGCAGCGGGCATGCTGCGCGGCACATTCGGGCGCATCAGACATGCCTTTGGGCGCGCTGCATCTGGTGCGCGGTTGGCTATCGTCAGGCTGGCGCGGCGGCGGGGTTTAAGAGGCATCGCCGGCGCCGGCGCCGGGCTTCATGGATGGCTCACCAGGGTGGCCGCACTTGCCGGCCAAACACGGGCAGCGGCGGTGGTCGCAGGCTCGTTGAGCCGCATCTACAGCTTTGCCGGCAGCGCAGGTGGTGCGATGGGCCTATCTGGGGTGATGCATAGGCTCAAGTCATGCGCCGGTAATGTCCTCACGGCGGCTGGGCTGGCGCCGGCATCAATGGCTCTGACTCGCGGTCTGCGTGGTGTGTCATCCGTTGGTGCCGTCGCCCGCGGCCGCATGAGGTATGCTGCCGCCATGACCGGAATGGCGCAGGCTGGTGCGGCTGTGCGAGGGGCGTTGAGTGTGGTCGAGCCTCCGCCAGAAATGATCTACATAAGCGGATTAAGGTTATCGATGACTGGTAATAAGTCGCACCGCCGTTACTTGGCAAATGGCACATTGGACATTTCGATGGATTACGGCTCGCAAACCTACTTCATCGACGTTGACACCGCCGGCAGAATGCTGACCGGCGGGCAACATGTTAGCCCGACTCGTTCACACCAGCGCTACCTCGATGATGGCAGTCTGGATCTTAACATGAATCATGGTACACACTTGAGTGGAGGTTGCTTTGCCAGTGGGAACAAGATGTTGGTGTGTGGAACAAGAACGAGCAATATTACACACCGCCGTTACTTGGAAGACGGCACATTAGACATCTCAATGGATCATGGTGCTACAGCATCCTGCATCTGTGAAGATGCTGACAGGCGAATTTTGATTGGTGGAACAAGGACAAGCAATATCACACACCGCCGTTACTTGGAAGACGGCACATTGGACATTTCAATGGATCATGGTGCTGCGGTAAATGGCATACGCACTGATGTCGAAAACCGGATATTTATCGCCGCCACTAGAGACTCAGGCAGCAACAAGACTCACCGCCGGTATTTGGAAGACGGCACATTGGACATTTCAATGGATCACGGCGCTGGATTATACAGTACGTCACTAGACAGTGTGGGAAGAATACTTGTGGGAGGAGTGCGCAGCGGAGGCTATTCTCACCGCCGATACCTGACAAACGGCACACTGGACATTTCGATGGATCATGGTGCTATAGTATATAGTATCAATACAGCAAAGAACGACAGGATTCTGATTGGTGGCGCGATTACGAGCGACATCACACATCGCCGTTATCTGGAAGACGGCACTCTCGATATTTCGTTGAACCACGGATATGATGTTAGGGCAGTCAAATGAGCAAAATACTGATTAGAACCGGCCCCGACGGCCACGTACACTACATCGCCCACCGCCTGGTGGACGAGCGCAAGGCCGAGGGCGGTGGTATAATCGTCGAGGAGTCGGCCATCCCTCCGCAGCCAGTGTGCCAGCGTGGCGAGAGCGCGTCGCTGCATGTGGTCAACGCGGCCGAGGCTGAGGTCGACGCGAAGCGCTCACCGCAGTTCGAGTGGCGCATTACCCTGCGCCCGCTCACGACCGAGGAAGCGCTGGAGGAACTCTCTGAGCGCGAGCAGCGCGTCATTGATCTGTTGACCGAAATCCGCGACTCACTCCGCGCGCAGCGTTAGAGAGTATGCCCACTGCGCGCGCCATAGTCCTCTGCCTGGCCGGCCTACTCGCCGGCTGCTCAACCAGCGATGGACCGTTTGCCTGGTGGAGCGGTCGCGAGGCGCGCGCGGTGGACCGTGCTGAATCGCGTCTGGCGGCCGATCAGCAGGCGGTCATCCAGTCCGCGCGCGCGGAGGTGGCCAAGGCGAGCCAGTCGATCGCCGCCGCGCCCCAGGACAATCTGCCAGTACAGTTGACCACACGCTTCATCGACAATTCCCTGCCGCTCCTGGACCAGGTGGCCGGTCCGATGACCGCCCAGGAGGCGGCCGATCTGCGCGCGCTCGTGCGCGATCTGCTCGACGGCAAGGCTGATGCTGAGAGCCGCCAGCGCGCGGCGGAGGCCACCGCTGAACAGAGGTCCAGGCAGCTAGCGGCCACTGAGCAGTTGCTCGCCGAGGCGCGGGCCAACCTGCGCAGCGCATTCGAGCGCGAGACAAGGCTGGCCAATCGCTACCGCAAGGCGCTCTGGACCAGCATCGGGCTGGGCGCACTGTCGCTCGTCGCAACGGCCGGAATGTGGTACGTCAAATCCTTTTACGGCGGCGGCGTCGCCGGCATCGCTGGCGCGCTCTCCGATTTGCGCGCGGGCCGGCACCCAGCGTATCAGGACTTTGTCACCGCGCTCGATGTGAACCTTTCACCCACCCTGCAAAGGGCCGTAAACAGGCTGAAAACCGAACCTATCCTCCCATTATGACTCCCCCCAACAACGTCCCCACACCCAATGACATCCTCTTCGGTGGCCGCGAGGTGGTCGTTACCGACCGCTCCGGCGCCCCCCGTACGATCCAGATCCGGCAGATCCGGATACGGGAAATCCCCGCCTATCGCAGGGCCGAGCAGGACCCGGTTGACCAGGTCGCATTTGTCACCGGGCTTACTCCTGAGGAAATCGATGGTCTCTCCTATGAGAGTTTCAAGCAGATCCTCGACGGCGCGGAGGCCGTCAACGGCCCTTTAGCCCGAGACAGCGAGGAGCGCGAACAGGCGAAAACCAAACGCGCGCTCGACATCGCCCGCGAGCAGATGCCGGATCTGTACGCCGAGGCCAGCAAGGAGCTCGTCCAGAGCATGCAGCTCATGATGACCCATGCCGCGCACACAATGACAGGAGCTGGGGCGGTCTCCTCGACTCCGTCGCCGACTGCGTAGCCACGACAGGCATGTCATGGGATTCCGTACTCGATCTGACTGCCGCGCAACTGCACATGGTCATGGAGGCTGTGCAGCGCGGCGTCGCGCGTACGAGTCTGGACCGGTTGCATTCCACGGCGTTCGGCGGTGGCGCCGTGTATCATGGCAAGGATGGTCACCGCGAGTACACCCAGCGCGTGCACAAGCTCGAAGAGGATCTCACTTCCTTGTCAGAGCCCTGGTCGGCAACCAGGACGTGATGAACAGCGCCTTGCAACAGACCAGGAGATACCAGCACGCATAGATCGCCACCGGCGCCAGCAGAAATGCCAGCAACACGCTGATAACGCTTTCATTCACTTCGTAATCACCGGTCATACCCGCAAGATAAGATGCCCACGGACCCTGTCAATATCATGCTGCTGTTCCAGACGCGCACGGCGGCGATTCAGCAGGCGCAGCAGCAACTTACCGGGCTAAACAAGCATCTGACGATCACTACCCGGATCCTGGAGCGGGTGGCGCAGATCAACATCGCCCAGGCATTGATCACCGTGCCCAAGCGGGCGATCGAGATCGGCATCGCTTACAACAGGATGCTCCAGGAGACGACCGACAGCCTGCGGGCGATGGCGCTAGCCGGGAGCGCCCAGGGCAGCCTCCAAGCCGCCACGCGCCAATCCGCCGAGGTGATGGGGATTCTGCGCGCGCGCGCCAATGATACCGGCCAGGAGCTGCGTTCCCTGATCGCCATTTTCCAACAAGGGGCCGGGGTTGCGCAGCAGGCAGGCATCGCGCTGCGTGACTGGGCGCAGATCAGCGTCGAAGCGACCAGGGCCGGGACCAATCTCGGGCTGACGGTTGAGCAGATCCGCACCAATCTGCAGATGATTGCCTCAGGCCAGGTGCGCGAGACCAACCTGCTCGCCCGGGCGATCGGACTTGACCAGGCGACGATCCGCCGCGCCATCGAGGCCGGAAACCTGGTGGATGTCTTGCGCGCCAAACTTGCGCCCTGGCAGACTGAGGTGCATGGTCTCACGGCCGCACAGAACAGGCTCAGCAACGCCTTGCAGGAGGCGTGGGGCCGGGTTGCACTGCCGCTTTTTGAACGACTCCAGGTTGAGACCGAGAAATTTACGGAGCGCATTGAGGGCAGCGGCCGCGGCGCACAGTCCTTTGGTGAAATCCTCGCCGACCTGACATCGGCCGCCGGCATGCTACTGGGCGTGGTGGTGCAATACGGCCCTATGCTGGCCAGGATCGCGGCGGCGGTAGCCGCGCTCAAAATCGCCCAGTTCGTCACCGCGATGCTGTTACTTACTCGTGCCACCTGGGCGCAGGTGGTAGCCAACACGGCGCTGGCAACAAGTCAGCAGGCGGTTGCCACGACCGGCGCGGCCACGCGACTGCATTCGCTGGGTGAACTCATCAGTCGGATGTCGTTCGGTATCAGTACAGCGACCGGACTATTTGGCAAGATGCGGGCCGCCATAGCGGCGGTGGGAGCCACGCTGCGCGGTGTGTTCCTAGCCAATCCTCTATTGGTGGTGGTCGCGGCCGTCACGGCCATCCTCGCCGGTCTGTGGGCATGGAACTTGCGGCAGCGCCAGATCGCCCGCGAAATCCGCGACATCCGCGCGGAAACGCTGCGCCTGCGCGATGGGATGGCGGAACGCCTGGCCGCCATCACGACTGAGGCACAGCAGACGGCCCGCGTGCGCGAACTGACGGCGCAGTTGCTCGACCTGGAACAGCGCATCACCGAGGAGAAGCGCCGCCAAGTGAGGGCGCAGATGGAACGGCAGGCGACCACGGTGCGCGATGAAATCATCCGCACAAGGGCAATGTCCGGACCGGATTTGCGTGTCAACGCCCGGGCTGCCGAGGAGCGGCAGGCACGCGAGGCGGCACTCAGTCGCCTCCCGGATCGGCTGGAAGCATTCCGCCAGGAACAGGCGGCGCTGCGCGCCGCGGCCATGAGTATAGAGGAGCGGCTGGGGGCGGCCGACCGAAAAGCCGTGGCGGCGCGCGCAGCCATCGATGGTCGCACGGCCGCCGACCTGGATGAAGCGGAGGATGCCATCGCCGCGTTGCGCGCGCAGCTTGACGCAGAGAGGCAGCGCGCCGCCGGGTTTATTGATCTGGTGAACGATCGTCCATCTAATGTCGCGGCGCTGGAACAGTCGCTGACCTCGGCCGAAGCGGAGTTGTCCAGCCTGGTCGAAGGCCTTGGCCGGGTCCAGGCGGCCGAGATGGAGCTGGCGGAGGCCAAGAAACTCGCCGACGAGGAGCGTGCCGCCCGTGTTCAAGCATTGCTGGCATTGGATATTGATGCCATCCGGATAGCGGAAGCGGAGATCAAAAGCCAGTATGCGCGCGAAGGCGGCGATGCCCGCGCGCATTATGCCATGCTGGCAGCGCTCGCCGGGGAGCGCTGGGGTCGCGAAATTACCGGCGCACGCGAGGCGGCAGAGGCGGCAGTCGGCACATCAAACGAAGTGTTGGCGGCGCAACAACTCAGCAACCTCGAACGGCAACGCGCGGTGGAAATCGCGGACCTCGCCCTGGCGCGCGATCGCGACCTGGCCGCGGCAGCCCGCAAGACCTACGATGCCGCCGTCGAGGGCGTACGCGAACTGGTCAGGGAGATCGACTCGCTGTTGTTCTCCGAGTCTGATGTCGCTAAACGCACTCAACTCGAAGAGCATCGCAAGCGCCTGATCACTGAAGCCCTGCAGGCTTTCGAGGAATACCAGAGAGCGGTGCAGGGATTCGGCATGCCGGAAGTCGGCCTGCCCGCGCCACAGTTCGATGAACCGCCCCAGCGCGCCACGCGTTTTGAGCGCGCGCAACAAGGCTATGCCGGACTGCAGGATCCGACGCAGCACTACCAGTCGGCCGGCGAGGGTTTCGAGGGTGGTGCCATGGAATACCTGACGCAGTTGGGGACCGTCGGCGACCAGGTGGCCAGCACCTTCAGCAATATTGCCCAGACCATCACGGGGGGCATCGCCAATGGTATCACGGGCCTTATCGCCAGGACCATGACCTGGCGCCAGGCGTTGGCACAGATCGGCACGGCCGTACTCAACACCATCATTCAGTCATTCGTCGAGATGGCTGCGGCCTACATGATGCGCCGGATGATGATGTTTGTGTTCGGCCGCAAACTCGATGCAGCGGAGGTGGCCGGCAATGTGTCCAAAAATGCAGCATTGCTAACCAGCGAGGCGACAACCGCCGCAGCCACAGCCGTTGCCTGGACACCGGCCGCATTGGTCAAGTCCATTGCCACCTTTGGCCTAGCGGCATTGATAGGCGCGGCCATCCTCGCGGCAGTGCTTGGGGGATTTAGCACCGGCGGCTACACTGGCCACGGTAATCCGGACGAGGTGGCGGGAGTCGTGCACCGCCGCGAATGGGTGGTGCCGGCCGATGTGGTCGATCGCACCGGACCTGGTTACTGGGCGCGTATGGTGGCTGATGCCAGGTCCGGTACGGCTCCTGCTATGCCAAGTTTGTCACAACAACCGACTGGGATTGCTCCCATGGCCAGGTTAGCGGCGCCCGGGCAACAGGGAGGGCAGGATGGCACTGCGAGCACCAGGCCCCTCAATATCCACGCCTATTTCAGTATGCGACGGGCATGGGAGGCCATGCGCGACGATGTGGATGCGAGATTCGTTGATCTGATGGACAAGGGGAGTACGGCATTCCTGTGAGCTGGGCTACGACCTCATATGATGGGCAAGCGGTAGGCGTATTGCTGGCCGATCCCGACTGGGCGGCGCCGGTACGGCTGACGCTGCGCAAACCGGTCGACAAACAGCGCAGCCTGGTGGGCCGCGAGGCGCGTCCATCTTTGGCCCATGCGCTGCATTGTTCCATCAGTTACCGGGCCGCCCTTGACCGCGATCACGCGGCAGCTCTGCTGACCGCGTTGCAGGCCAGGCAGGATCAGCCCGTCCTTGTCCCGGCATGGCCTTTTCTACGCCCCTACGATGATTATCTGGAGTCTGCAGCTCCAGTGCGCGGAGGCCTGTACCTGGCATTCAACGCGGCCAATCCGTCGTCTTTCTCCCTCGTGATCGATGTGGAGCTGGACCAATACACTTATGATTGGGCGGTGCCCGTCCTATGGTGCAAACCGGAGCGTGCGCCCAAAGTTGTGTTGGACACCCCGGAGTTCACGACAGTCCAGTTTGAGTTTCGTGAGGACGGTCCGGCTCAATTCCCCCTCCAGCCGGTGGAACGGTCCTGGACGTCGGGTCCGGCTCTTGGGGCGTATTCTCCCTACGTGTTCCCCTGGGTACATGGTGGCCTGCGGGCGCAAGACAGTGGCGCCGATCTGATCGCCGTTGACCGCCGCACCCTTGGGCCATCTGGCAGAATGCAGGCCGCTGCCGCCTATGAGCAGGATGCGGAACGCCTGGTAAGCGCAGAGGTGGCTGTGGAGAGTGCCGATGACATCGCTGCGCTCATGCGCTGGTTCGCCGATCATGGCGGGAGTACCCCATTCTACGTCTCCAGCGGGCAGTCGGTATGCCGGCTGGTGAGCGTCGATCAGCCCGGCGATGACTACATTCTTGAGGTCGATAATGCGGCGCTTCTCGGGGCTAATCGCGTCTTGGCCATCCACCGCTATGGACTGCCCCTGGAAATACGCAGGGTCGCCAGCATCGCTGGCAATTATCTCGATATTGGTGGTGCGCTGGGGTCACCACTTCCGACCTCCACCGATGTGTTGGCCCTGGCCGCGCTAGCCCGGCATGCCCAGGATGAGATCGAGCTGTCCTTTGCGTCGCCTGAGTACGCCACCTCTACGTTGCATTTTCGCGAGTTGCCGGCCGAATATACCATCCCGACCGGTGAGACGCGTGGCACCACCATGGGGGCGCTGGCGATCGTCGCCTGGTTGTACGAGATCGTCCTCGACTGGGGCGGCGCATCGGTCCAGACGACCAGGCTCACATCGCATGAGCGAACCGTCACGGCCGGTGGGCAAACCTACATCGCCCGGCCTATCGAACATGGTGAAATCCTGCGCAGCCTGCGTTTGGAACGCGACAATCTCTCAATCCGGACCAGATGGTGGGATAATTGCCCGTGGCGCGTATGGCTGCCAGGCTATATGGACGCCAAAATGCTGATGCGCATTTATCGCTGCACGGTCAATGCCAGCGGGGTGGGCGGCACCCCGGTTTTGCGCTATACCGGCGAGGTGGATAAGGTCACCTTCGATGGTCCGTTCATCGAAGCCCAATTGAGGGGGATAAACAACCTGTTCGACCGTCGCTGTCCACGCAGGCTGATGCAGCAGGGTTGCAACCATGCGCTGTTCGATGCCGGTTGCACTTTGGATTTGGAGGAATGGCAATTCGCTGGTAGCGTGGAGTCGTGGGATGGCAACGAGGTGAGTGTGGGCAATCTGGAGACTCCGGAAGGTGTCACCGGCTGGACATCGGCCGATTACTTTGCCCTCGGCTATTTGGAGTATGTCGCCAGCGGCGAAACAATCCGGCATGGCATCCTGCGGTCATCCTATGATCTGGGCGAGGACGTCCTCGAACTGATACTTGCACGGCCATTGCGCGGCAACGCCCCTGCTGGAGTTACCGTCGTGCCCGGCTGTGATGGCATGCCCGTCACCTGCCATGACAAGTTCAATAATCGGGTGAATTTCGGCGGGTTCCCGGAAGTGCCGACCAAGTCGCCATCCTTCCAGCCGCTGAAAAAGTCCACATCCAATTCCGGGAAGAAATGAGATCACCAAGTGAGATCGAGCGGCTATTGGCGGCGGCTGAAAGTTGGCTGGGGACCCCATTCTGCGAGGGTTCTGCCGTCAAGGGTGCCGGCGTGTGCTGCCACCGCCTGCCCGGGGAAATCTACTTTGAAGCTGGCTGGCTGGACCGCTTTGTGTTGCCTACAGGCCCAACAGGCTGGGCGCGCACGGGTACCAGACCGTTGATGGAACCATATCTGGATGCGTACGAACAGCTGCGCAGTCTGACCGTTGATGAGGCAATAGAGCCAGGCGATTTGCTAGGGTTCCGCCTCGGGGCGTGGGTACATCATCTGGCATTGGCTATGCCAGGCGGTCGGATGATCCATGTGGCCCAGAATGTTGGGGTCCGGATGGAAGCATGTATCCCCGCCATGTGGGCGCGGCGGCTTGCCAGGTCATGGAGGATCATTTCATGAGGGCGTGGGCGCTTGGGCTTGTCGCCCACTCCGGTTCCAGCTCGGGCCCGGTCACAAATCCCATCCCGGTAGAGGATGAGGAGCTTTCCACCCATCAGGAGGCCGTACCGGTGCCGAGTTGGTGGGGTACGCGGCATATTGCCCTGCGCTGGCTGGCGCCGGCCTACGACATGATCACCGAGCAAGCTCCGGATGATCAGCCAGGGAAGAAGGGATAAGCTATGGGCAGCGGCAAACAGGGCGGCAAAAACGAGACGTACAATTACTACGGCACGCTGGCCGGGGCGATCCGGGCTGGTGAAATCGATGCGGTGATGGCAGTCATCGTCGACGGCGTGGCGATCTTTGATGGCCCGGCACTGACATTTGACGAGGCCGAGTACGTGGACATCCCGGGCGTGGATCCCCTGTGGTTTCCCAAGGCTGGCGGATATGTCCGCGTATACCGCGGTAGCATGACCCAGACGGCAGATCCAGCCTTGCCAGGACACCCCGCATACAGGGGCGTGGCATACATGGTGGCGCGCAACCTCCTTTTCGGGAAAGAACGCAGCACGGCGCCCAACATCGAAGTGATTGCCCGCGCCAAAGTGGCGGTATCTACCGACATTATACCTGCCGAGCACAATACCGTGCAGGATGGACAGGTGAACGTCGTAGCCGTTCTTGCGGAAATCTGTACCAGCCGCGACTGGTTGGGCATGCCTGCCGGCAAGCTCGACACCGCCTCCTGGCAGTCTGTGTCCGCCTGGGCTAACGCATCAGCCGACCGACGCGCGGCACTATGGTGCTCACCCATATTCACCGATCAGCTCGACGCAAGGTCCGCCATAGGGGAGTTACTCAGCCTCATGGACGGGGCACTCAGATGGACAGCGCAGGGGACCTTGGCGATTATGCCGATGGAGCGCGGAGAAAACCCCGGGGACCTGCCGATATTCGACGCGAGACATTTTACCGATCTGCCCAGGCTGGTCGCTGAGAGCATCCATAGCGTGCCCACCGGGGTGGTCGTGGTGTATACCGACCGGGATCGCAAGTACAAGGAGGCAGCGGAAAAGGTCGATCATTTGGCTGTGCGGCAATTGCGGGGAGAAGATGACCGGCAACGACTGGATCGTCCGCACATCACCAGGCACAACCAGGCGGCCAGGCAGGGCGCGGAATTTATCCGCTTGCGGTCGGCTCCAGCCGCGGAGCTGATTGGGGAAATCCGCTCGCCTCTGGCGAGCACGCTGCAACCTGGCGACAAGTGCCTCTTCGACGTGGATCCGGAACCGACCGGGGAAGGGTTGGCGCAACTGGGCATCGTCCGAGAGATTCGCGAACCTACCACGGGGCCGGTGAAGATTGTGGTGGACCTGGATCCACTCGTCAGTGCGATCCCTTACTCGCCAGCATGGACAGCGGAAGAGCCACAAGACGCGGAGGTGCCAGCCATAGCCTATGCGTTGATTGTGCCGTTGCCGCCAACCGCATGGCCATTTCCGCCAGCGCTGGCTGTGCTCGCCACCCGACCACGTATTGATGTGGTCGGAGCAAGGGTATTGTTCCGTGCTGGAGACAGCGGCGAGTTTGGCGAACTTGGGCGGCAGCCAGGATTTGCCGCCCGCGCCATAATCGGAGAGGGCATTACAAACCTCGATACCACGGTGCGCTTGGTATTGCTGGATGGTGCCGACGGCCCAGACGCATATCTGGCCAGCGCCACCCCCGGAGGAAACCAGGTCGAAGCCCGCGCCGATATGCTGTTCTGTGTCCTGGCCAATGTGGTGCCCGATACGTTGCTGGTCAGCGGCGCGGGCACAACAGGTTTCAACGGCACATGGACCGTCAATGACCCCGGGGCTAGTGTGCCAACCTATAGCAAGGTGGGTGATTACACCATCGCCTGGAACGGTTCGGAGTGGGAAATGCTCGATGATCAAAACGACGAGTTTTATGCCGCCCCGACCCTTTTCGGCCCGTGGACGGCCGTCGGCGGGGGCCAGACTCCCCTCCCCGCCGTGGTGGCCGATCCCGTTGCCAGGGTCGGGGCTGATGGATGGCCGGAAATGGAGATATTGTCCATTGTCAGCCGCGAAGCAATCACCGCGGACACCCATGATTATGAGGTAATCAGGGGGCGTCGTGGATTGCCGGCAAGAGCATGGTCGGCAGCCATCACCCAGGCGTGGATATTGCCAGCGGCCAACCTCATTCCGTGGCGACATCCGGATATGGCCGGCATGCTGTTATCTGGCGATGCGGGTGCCGTGATTCTGCGCTCCTATTCAGACATTGCGGAAGATGAATCGGATCCGCCTCCGCAATTCCCGCTGCTGCTGCCACCTGGATATGCCCAGACCCCTCACATCTCATGGTCTAGCCCGGCTGGTGCCCTGGGTGTGGCAGATCCTGATACGGGAGCCATCGACATTGAGTTCGACGTTACAGACCCTACTGGAGACTTGGTATCCGTGCGCGTGGACACATTGCGATCCGACGGCTCCAACCCGACCACCGTCGAAAATCAGACATTCCCTCCCGTCGCCTCAAAATCGTTTGACACCACCCTTATCATTGATCCGGGCACCTATACCCTGACCGTCACAGCCACGGATAAGACTGGGAATATAGTGCAGTCGACCAGGACGTTGTGGAGAGCAGATACAGGCGGCGGCGGCGGCGCTGCGTTGCAGCCACCTACATTCCATCCGCCTGGCGATACCACTTTTGCTGGGCAACTTGATGTCCATATCTCGATTGCGGCGGGGAACAGGATCGAGTACACCACTCGGGCGATCGGGGCGCCAGCACCGACATCCGGGACTGTCGTGATCGACACCAGCGTGGAGGTCACCATCAACAGTAACAGAACTGTATGGGCGCGCGGCGGTAACGGTACGGATTGGACCCAATGGGTCGCGGCAAGCTACGAACTGTTGGACGGCTATATTTTCAGGTAGCTTGCAGGCATCCGGCACGGCATTTGCAACCGCGTATCAGCACCCTTTTCTTTTTCATGGACAGACCCTTTTCTCGAATTTTCTAACGAAACCGGCCGCGCATATCGTAAGTCGTTGATTTCCGGCCTTTTTCGGATTCTTTCAGGATCCTTCGGGATTTTCGCACGAAACA